GCTTCTCGAACTTCGAAAGGAGATCAATGTATGGGTCTGCTGTTGCAGCCACGGAAGAAGAAACGGCCGAAAGGTCCACGCTGTAGGACGAAAAAGTCCTTAGCTTCCCGTCAAGGAGGTATTGGAGTAGCTGCCGGAAGGGAGCTACTTAATCCAAGAATCCCTGATGGGGTTTTAGGTGAGATCCTAGGTGAAACCCTAGGTCCCCAACCAAGTGGAAATTCGTGCCGACGGAAGTTACGCAACCGACGTCGTAACCACCGACATTCTCGAAAGAGAGTCGATGGGTACCGATTTCGGGAACGCTTAACTCCCCAGCCGGTAGCGTATATTGGCACCTATACCAATAAGCCTGCTGTCGGTTCGTCCATTATCCAGAGTTTTAATACTGGAACTGGGCAAAACCTGCAGGTTAAAAGGTGCTGGGACGAAGTCCATTACGGACCTCCCTACTATACCGGCGGACCTCTGACTTTAGCCAGAGGTGTCTATCCGTTGTATCAAGTCAAGGAATCAGTCGATTGGTGGGTGTATAGAAACCAAGCAAAGACCAGTTATTACCGGTACAATGGTGGTTTCGCACCCCTTTCATTCGAATGGTCAGGTCCCCTTGCGGCGGAAATACAGTCGCTAGGTTTAAACCTGCCTTATGATTTTACTTGGCTCGATGCGCAGCCATACGGCGTCGAGGGTTACGAGAGATCGAAACCCAAGCTTCGCGGACTTGATGGGGCAGTCGCCATCGGGGAGTTAAAAGATCTTCCCGGACAACTCCATACAACTGCTATGGGGTTGAAGGACCTTTATCAGTCCTTAGGCGGTAACCCTTTGTCGATTTTAATGTCGCCAAAGAGTGTGTCCGATCATTTCCTCAACCATGTATTTGGTTGGGCCCCCTTTGTAGGTGATATCGGTAAAGCATACGATACCTATCAAAAACAGAATTCAATTCTTGATAGGATCGAACGCGATAACGGTAAATACATACATCGGGTACGACGTCTAGTAGATCAGAAAGACACCGTGTTCGTACACCGTGAGTATTCTCCATGGGTTATCCCATATCAGAATATTTCACATATGTTAACGACACGTTCAATAGATGGGCATACCTGTCGAGGCTTTACGGACATATGGCGAGTCTCTCAAGACTACGTCTGGTTCGAAGGCGTCTTCAAGTTCTATCTATCGTCTTTCGACCGAAGATACTCTAAGTATGATTCCAATTGGAATCGGCTTCAGAGATTTCTTCAGTTGTATGGGCTCAGAGTGAGTCCCATGACGATCTACAAATTGATGCCCTGGACGTGGCTAGCTGATTGGTTCTCCAATGTGGGGAAACAACTCGACTACCTTAATTCCATCTGGTATGATGGAACGACCAGTAAGTATGCGTACGTCATGAGGAGCCGTGAGGAGAAGATTAACCAGACGGTTAATATCTTCGCACCTCCCGGTTATCCGGAAAAAAGCATTACGTGGAACTATGGAGTTATCACGAAGTGCCGACGTGCCGCAGCGAGTCCTTTCGGGTTTGACCTGGGCGCTGAGAATTTATCAACGCGCCAGATAGCTATACTCGCAGCCCTTGGAATTACGAGGGCGTGAGTTTTCACTTGGAACCAGTGAGAGTGACTATAACGGTATGTCACATCTGGAACCTTAACCCGTTCTCTCTTCTTGGAGGAAAACCACGTGTTCACAGACCCGCAGACTATCACCATAAATGGTGTTGCGAAGACCCTAAATCGAATTTCTTCGAATGGGACTTCATCGACCTATAAAACAGACGATGAGAATTATACGTTGAGTATAACTCACCGAGAATCCGGTAAAGGATCCGGGGCTCGAACTAATCGGGCCATCCGTCTGGACGCACGGACTGTGGCAGCCAACCCGTTAACTTCTGTTAACGAGTATAAGACTGCTACCGTAACCATTACTATCAACGAACCAGAATATGGTTTCGACGATACGACGCTGGACTATAATGTTCAGGGTCTTAAAGGTTGGGCTTCAACAGCCAACGTGCTTAAGGTCTTAACAGATCAATCTTGATCCGTTTGTCGTAACTCCAATATATTTTTATCATACTGGAGGCGACGCTGGCATTACGATTCATCTGCGCTGCGGATATGTGGCTGGACTCCTTAGCCCTTTGAAAGGAGGGTAAGGATGAAACGCCACGTAAGTATCCTGCTCGAAGTAGCCGAGTGCATCTATCAAGATGCCACGGCCAAATGTTCCGCACAAGTCTTCCAAAAGCGGGACCTCGAAACTTTGAGATCCCGCGTCAAGCACGAGGGCTTATCGTTTCTTACGATAACCCTACCTGATTTCGCTCGAGACTTTGAAAGATGTCTCGAACTTGGTCAGATTGACTCGACCCTCTTCCGTAGTTTTAAGAAGAGGAAAGCAATCCCTGCGTTTCTGCAAGGTATGCTAAGTCACGTGTTCGATGTGGAGACAGGGAGGATGTACGACAATGTCGAAACTGAAAACGCTTTTCAAGGGACTGAAGACAGCACAAGAAGTTGTTGCTGCCCTGGAGGATGGGGGTGTAGATGTGGAAAAACTGCTTCACATCTCCAACGCCCAGGGACCCTTGGCGAAGCAAATCCACAGTGTGATTACGACGGGTCAATTATTGAATCCGTCCGATCTTTCTGTAGAGCCTTCGCAAAGCTCGAACTCGACTGCACACCCCAAAGGGTTGCTGCCGAAATCGAAGCGTTCAAGGAAACAGAGCAAGAGCTCTTAGAGGCCGCACCAAGGGAGGTAGAATATCTTGCTTCACAAGAAATTGCGAACACAAGCTTCTATCTGTGGGCTCCTGTCCTTTCTAGTATATCACTGGATAGGATTAGGTGTACTCACGGACCTGGTGCAACAGTTGAAGGAGTATCCCCAAACGGGAAATACGCCTGGACTGATTGGCCTGCTCGCCTCGAACCTTATTTTCCTATGCTCGACAACTGCTTTGTTGTTGATGCTTGGGATAGTGAGGAATTCGGGAAAGTTACGAGCAGAGAAATCGGAAACGAAGTGCCTGTTAAGGTCACGCCGGTGCCGAAAACTCTACGAGCCCCCAGAATAATAGCCATTGAGCCCGTTGCGATGCAATACACGCAACAAGGGATCCGACGAGAGCTTTATAAACTCTTGGAGGAACGGGGAATTGCTAAAGGTCAATTGAATTTTACTGACCAAAGCATTAACCGTCGAATGGCGTTACTCTCTTCGATAGATCGATCCTATGTTACATTGGATCTTTCGAGTGCCAGCGACCGCGTTCCGCGGTCGCTTGCTCTCTCCATGTTCTCTTTCCACCCTGAACTTCGGGATGCGATTGAGGCATGTACATCGAAGATGGCGCGGCTTCCTAATGGGGAAGTGATTCCTCTTCGGAAGTTTGCGTCCATGGGAAATGCTTTATGCTTCCCAATCGAGGCCATGTACTTCTACACAATTTGTGTAATGGCCTTGCTAAAGAAGCGTAACCTCCCTACATCGTATCGCAACTTAAAGCTGGTTGCGAAGGATGTTTTTGTCTATGGGGACGATATAATCGTTCCCAGAGATAGTGCGGATGCGGTCCTCGAATACTTACAGAAGTATTTTTGTAAAGTAAACTCTCGCAAGAGTTTTATTCACGGATATTTTCGTGAGTCTTGCGGGACAGATGCATACCGGGGGTACGAGGTAACACCTACGTACATTCGGAAGTTGCATCCTGAGGGCCGGCACCAAGCAGACAG